GCCTACTGCCATTTTCCTAGTTCCTTTGTAAAAGTTAAAACACGATTTGACGCCTAGCAGGTATCCTTGCGGGCTGCGGCTTGGGCATATACGCTACGCCCCCAAGCGTTTTTAACAGGTCGAAAGCCGATTGTCTGTCAAGGTGATTTTATAGAAAAATACGACAGTTGTAAACAACTGCCGCATTTACATTAAAAACTAGGTTGCGCATCCTCTGGAAATCTTTGCTCAAACCATTTTTCAACTTTCATGCGGAAAGCTGGGTCAGTCTGATATTCAGGTTTTGCAACCATCGCCATCAATTCATCTTTAGAGGGAACGCCGTCAATTGGCCCAACATCAACAGGAATTGGCTTGTCACCCAAAAAGTTTCTTAATGATCGCATCATGCGGATGCCTTGGGCTGTACCACACGTTAGCTTATACTCCTCAAAATCTTCTTCTGACCATTGGCCCTTTCTGATCATGCTCTGACCAAAGTCCGTGGCCTCTTTAATAATTACATCAGCGTTGTTGCCTAGTTTTTTATACTCCTCTTCAAATGAGATTTGAGCTTGTTCAGCCTCAAGCTGAGACATACTAAGAAACTTAGAAGCCAAATCCTCAAATGCAGATTGGTTAACACCATTTTCCTTCGCCCACGATTTAACAAAGTTTGCAAGCTCATCATCTTCAGGAATCCCCGCATTTTTTAAAACAGTATCATCATATTGTTCTGGAACCTTGTGCTTGCCCTGCGAAAACTTTTTTACAACTTCTGCATAAGCCTTCGCTAAATCCTCTCCAGAATTAAACTTTTCCGGCAGCCATTCTGGACGCTCTGCCTCGCTTGCCTCTTCAGAGGCAACTGCATCGCTAGCAATTGTTTCGCTGTCTGGTTTAATGTGAGGAATGGTTTCTTCTTCCTGCTGCTGGTTATCCTCGCTCTCTACTTGAGCTTGGGCCAACAGTCCATCGGTTTCATTCATAGTGATCTCGCTCTTTTCATACGCCGCTCAATTTCTCTGACCAGACTATTCTGGCCTTCTCTAGCATAGCCGTGACTTGCTTCCTCGCCGGGATACCAAGTAGGCTGTTCTATTGTCATAGAACGCAGATGGGTGAGCAGCTTTTGCCCATCGTCACTGCCAAAGACGCGCAGATAAAGACGATCAACGTCATCTTTATCCACCTGTTCCTTAAAATCAGGCTCTACAGAATGTAGGCCTTCCCAACCGTCTGGGTTCATTTACTGTTCGCCGCCCTCTGGCAACGCCCCTTGTTGCGCCGCCATCTGTGCCATTTGTGCGGCCTGTTCCATCATCTGCTCACGCTCCATTGGAGTTGTGCGCAATTCGGCTGGCACACCGAGTTTGTCGGCGACATAATCTGCAATGCTGCCAGTCTTGACTGCCATCTGACCCTCTGGGCCAAGCGCTGATGACATCTGCACCCACTGCATAATTTTCTCAATGTCGCCCATATTCTGCGCCTGCGCAATCGGGCTGATTGGCGTGACCTTAACCTCAAGGCCATTGACGCGCAGTGGCATCTCGATCATGCCGCGCTCATCCATAACATAGAGGATGCGCCCGATCATCGGCACCATAGTCTCAGTAATTAAGCGACCAAAAGCGGAGCCGAGGTTCTGCGCCAGTTCTTTCATGCGCTCGGCAATCTCTGTCGCAGACCTCGCGCTCATATTGTCAGGCGGCAATGTGTCATCAAGCATGATCTTTTTAATATTCATGCGCAGATCGTTAATAATAATCTGAGACACATTGAAATCGCCAGAGCGCGGTAGCATCCGCAGGCTCTCACCTGACGGCCCGCCATTACGCGCCACTGGGATAATCGCGCCCGGCGCAATGCGGATTGTCTGCGGGTTTAGAACGCCATCATCAGCCGCCGTGTAAACACCGGCAATGGACAGGCTGGCGTTTTTCAGTAGCAACTCAAGCGTCTTATTCAGCGTCTTAATGTCTGGGATAGCCGTCACCAACGGCCCGCGACCGTAAACCTCGCCCGCCACTTTCATGTAACGCGCCACGATCCAAGGCGATGATTTCATGCGCCGCATCAATAGCTCGGCCTTACCCTCTGCCCAGATGACGTGATAACAGAAATCACCCTGATCTGGATCATATAAGGTAGCCTCGACAAGCTCGATTTCCTCTGTCGGCTTCTCGTCAATCATGCGCTGCATACGCTCTGGAATGTCAGCGTCAGACCAATGCTGCTTGATGGCCTCGCCCTTCAAGCGCATACGACGGTAGACGTTATCGACCTTGCCGTGCGCGCCTTCCTCGATGCTCACAAGATATTGCGGCACGGCAGTAAAGCGGATAGGCGTCAGGTCATCGCCGGGCTGGATCAACATCACGGCAGTGCCGACAGCAAGATCAAGCAGGAACTCGCCCATAGCCAGATCAAAATTAGACTGGCGCAACACGCTGAACATCTTGTCGTTATACATATCCAGCGCCATCTGCGCCTCTAGCTTACGCTCGTCTGGAATTTCTGGCCCCGGCTCTAAGCGGCACCATTGGCCGTATGGCGGGAATAAGCCAGACTGGATGCGATTGGCAAAGCGCTGCGTGGCGTTAATGGCGGTACTGTCGAACACGCGCACCATTTTATTCTGGCCGGGTGCGCCGCCGCCCTCGTAATAGCCATCATAGAGATTGCGCTGCGGCAGCGCGAACTCGTAGCAATCTTCGTAAATCTGACGCCAATTATCTTTGCGGCGCTGCGCGGCGTCGTGCCGCTTTAGGATTTGCTCAACACTATGCACTGGCTTGGTTCCTTTTGCTTATGGCTGCGGCCTTCTTTTTCGCGTCTGCCTTGGAACTCGCGCCCCAAGCGCGGAGTGACAAGAGCAGGCGCGTCGGCTCGCCATTCTTATATTCTGGCCCCGGCATCCCGCCCATACGCGCCAAGAAAGACGCGCGGCGCGGATTGTCGCCCGACTTGACTGGCCGCTTCAGGTTCATGCCCTCGGCCTTGGCAGAGCGACGCCCGGCATCGTTTAGACCGCCCTTCGGGTTTTGACCCGCCTTGCGTGTCCAAGCCGGGGAAGCCATTAACGACCGATCCGAACTGACGCTGTTCCGCTGGTGTAATCGCCGGTCTTGATGCCAGCGCGGTAAACAACGATAGGCTCACCATCATAACCGGCTGTCTCAATCGGCGCGGTAAATGTATCAACGTCGCGCCAAGTAGCGCCAGCGTCAAAGCTGCGCTGTACTGTTACCGTGCCGACAAATGTGCCGCTGATCGAAAAGCTAAAGTCGCCCTCGACATACAACCCATCGCTAAATGTGTTCTCAGCCGAAATGTCTTTTTCGACCAGACCTACGTTTTTATTCAATACAGCCATATCAACCTCGCGCCGCTCTCATGTTGTCAATCAAATTAGGGTAAGGCCGACCAGCCTTCTTAGCCGCCCTCATCGCGGAGCGTTTCTTTGCCGCACTAAGCTCTTTGGGTTTGCCCAAATCCTTTGGCCGCTTTTTATCCCAAACCTCTTTAGCCATCCTTCTTTGCCTTTCCGGCCTTCGACAATGCGATTGCAATGGCCTGCTTTTGCGTCCGACCTTCCTTCATCAGCATTTTGATGTTCTGGCCGACAGTCTTTTCAGATGTGCCTTTTTTAAGTGGCATAGCTTTTCTTCTTTGCCATTTTGGTTTTCATGCTGGCCTCAGTGACGCGACCACCAGTCTGCCGCGCATATTCCTTGGCCGCCTTCATGCCAGCCGCACTGTAAGCAAATGTGCGAGCCTTGCCATCTTTTGACACGACCTTCGGCATCTTATGCTCCTAATGTTGTCTGAACACCGGCCTCTGCGTCCTGACGCTCGCCGGATAATAGCATACGCTTGCCGCCTACGCGCCGCGCAGCCCTACGCGCTGCAATCGCCGCCATCTTTTGCGCTTCTTGTGCGTTAAGACGTTCTTCTTGACGCATTTGCGCGGCCTTCAATTCTGGATCAGGCGGGGGAGCTTTTGGAGTTCTGAGAATAGGAGCCATTAAAATACCTCGCATACATAACATAATCATTGCCATTGGGGCCATAATTACGCATTACGCCCTCTCGCGTGAATTTTAACGCATTAACCCAGTTCATTGCAAACGAATTATCGCAATCAACTACCATCTGCAATCTTTTTAATTGAAGAATTGTTGCAACCTTATTGAAATATCGTAGCGCACCCCTCGTAAGTGATACAGGATGTGTTGCAACCTTATCAGTTGTCAGCATCCAGCCCTCTGCCATACCCGGCCAATATTGCACGACACCAAAGCAGCAGGCGATTTTCCCGCCGACCATAGCCGTGCAAGACATATCGTTCTCAGCGTAGCTTTTCAGCAAGCCAACGTAATTAGGCACAGTGTCGAAATACTCCTTATCCATCGGCCTTAATTCTGCCATCATCGCGTGACCCCAGTGAAAAGGCACGATACTGACGCCATTATTGCTGGATAGGTCGTTGCGCCAATCAGAAAACATCGAAATCCATATTTGCGCTGAGTTGCTTGAACTGTTTGCTGAACTGGCTGTTGCGCGTGATGTTCCGCACCTCGCCAGCCCCCAGCATCAGATAGCCAAATGCGTCACCAACGTGCGAGTGCTGGTTTTTATTCGGCACATCGCGGAACCGTTCCTGACCAGCGCCGACAGCCATACGCTTAAAATGATAGCCGCCAGCCAGAGATTTGCGCACCTTGGCGCAGGAACGATTAACCAGCAGGCCGGGCTTGCCGTCAATCAGCCGGTTCATTGGCATAGCACCAGCCTCACGCCGAACCATAAAATCGTTGGTGCTGGTTGGTCTAGCATGAAGACCCATAGTTCGCAGATGCTCAAACGCCGTCACCTCAAATATCTCGTCACGCTTAACGCCCGCCGGATCACCCCAGATCAGCACGTCCGACTTTGGAAAGTGTTGCTGTATGTCAGCCAGCAAGTGATGGCAGAACCGCTCAAGCCCCATATCAAAGGCAACCAGTTCATGCACAACGTGCCACCGCCCATTCTGCATCTTCTGCCCAAAGACAGCCGCAGGCGTCAAACCAAAGTCAAGCCCGATGTGAACCGGCCAACCTTCCTCGATACGCACGTCAGCCGACATTAAACTATCAGAGAACTCGTGCCAGACCGGCTTGCCGTCCTGCACAAACACATATTGCGCCCCAGCGTAACACTGTATCCAGTCCAGCGTCTTGCCCGCTAACTGCTGCTCGTAGTACCCCGGCGGCAGATTATTCGTATTCTCGGCCAGCGGGTTGTTGATCCAGTATTTCTCAGCGGAGAATATCGCGCCCTCATGCTCCCTCGTACCCTCGACTACCCCGCCGGGCTGCTTGTAAAACTTCCAAGGATACTTTCCGCGAATAGGATTTTTCTCGGCCAGCGAGTGCCACCAGTGGTCGCTATCCATAGGGTTGGTACTCATCCAGACGCCGCGCCAAGTACAACCGCCATTCGCCTTAGTAGGAAAACGCCCGACACGCGAGGTCAAACCATCAACCACCGCCTTCGGCAATTCCCGCGCCTCGTCAATAAACCCGCCAGTCAACTCCAACGACAACAGCTTTCGCACGTCTCGCGGTTGATCCAACGCCAGAAAGATCACCTCACAATCAAGCCCAGCCGCGCCATCACGCGGCGGCAGCTTGATGTGATGGGTGATCGGCGGCGACCAACGCATCGGCCCCCACACATTTTCAGGAAATAATTCCTGCCACGTCTTAATCGTGGTCGTTCTTAGCTCTGGGTAGCTGTTCCTGATAACTGCAAACCGAGTATATCTGATCCCATCTATCGGCGATGGCTCCTGCTTCACCGCTCGCAACATCACTTCCGCTAACGAACCGAATGTCTTGCCAGAGCCTACCGGCCCCATCAGACCACGCACGAAACTGTCGTCTTGTAAAAAATCCCATACTGTTGGACTTTCAGAAAAATCTAAATTTAAACCGGCCAAAGCCTCAGTCGTTGGCTGCTTCCTGCGCCGAGGTGATCTGTCGGTTGCTCTGGTTGATCGCGCCATTCTACGCCTCTGGGTCAAAAACAATAGTTAAATTATCATTAAAATTATCGCTCTCTAACTCAAGCATAGGCCCGCCGCACTCAGTACAAACAATCGCCTCGCCGCCGTCATAGACCCGACCCCTAGTCAGCCGGGAGCAATAGCCACATAAAATATCGTTTTTAAAAAATCGGACGCTAAAATATTCCTTCATGTCAATCACGTCAGCCATCATCGCCCTCAATCTCGACGATCCTAGCCGTCGGCCCAGTAATGTTAATCCCAATCATGCTCGGCTTCTGATCGCCCGCATTAGGCTCTAACAGCCCGCGATGCTTCGCCAATAGCCTCAAGGCAGATAATTTGTCGTGCATCTCCACCTCGATCTGATTGCCAAACTGATTGGGCGTGACCTTAACTTTCTTAATCGCCCGCTTGGCTCGCTCCGGCAACTGATCGCTGGGCGTCAGCGTGACCCTGCCCATATCGTCCCACTGGATAACGTCAGTCGCCTCGCCAGCGCCGATCGCCTCTAACTCCTGCACCACAGCCTCGCGCCGGTCAGCGTCGGACGCTGCCAGCGCGGCGCGTTGCTGCCTAATCGTCGGCGTTGTTTTGTCTGACATGAAGACACTCCGATCCAGTTGCGGCATAACCGGCTATGTCAATCCAGCTATCCTGATGATCGGGCGTGGCAGCCAACCTAGCCATTTTCACCCCGATCATCATCATAGCGACGTGTTCCGGCTCAAACTGTATTCCAACAAGCGCAGTCCATATAATAGCAATACGCTCGTGGTTTTCCCATATGCTGCCGTAATCCTCGCCGCGATCGGCCACAGTTTCCTTGGCGGCGTCCAATAATTCGTATCTGTTCATCCTTCGGTATCCCCTTTAACGTCAATAATCTTTAAGTTACATACACTACACTCATATTCGCGCTTATGCACGTCATCGCGCAATAGCTTTATCGCGCTGCGACAGCGCGGGCATTGGTGGTTTCTTAGTTTACGCTCGAATGAGCCGTCACCCTCATCAATCATCGGCCTCTCCTGTTCCGCCACAAGAATAGCACGATGTCCATTGGACGCAACCATAGCCGTCCGGCTCGCGGATGAAGCCGTTGTCGCAGTCGGGGCAGCGTTTTGGCTTTTCGTGCGAAAATTTTGTGCGACACCCCCCTATCGCAGTAGCGGTGGGCGGGGGGAAAGGGGTCGATTTTCCTGCGCTGGCGGTATCGTTTTTTCCTGCGCCGTACATCGACAAACCAACGTTTGCTGTCGTGTACGTCATGACATCACC